TCGTTGCCGGCGTTACCGATATGTGTAAATCCTTCAACGGACTGGGAGAACAGGTACAACATGTGCTGAATGATAATCCCTTCTCCGGTCACCTGTTTATCTTCCGTGGCCGACGGGGGGACACCGTTAAAATTCTTTGGGCTGATGCTGATGGTCTGTGCCTGTTCACCAAACGCCTGGAGGAAGGCCAGTTTATCTGGCCTGCGGTGCGTGACGGTAAGGTATCCATTACCCGCTCGCAACTGGCAATGCTCCTCGATAAGCTGGACTGGCGTCAGCCAAAAACATCCCGCCTTAACGCCCTGACAATGTTGTAAAAAACACCTGGCCGCATTATAAAAGTAAGCGGCTCGTCAGAACCGTATTGATATTTACTGAGAGCTCAGATCAACTTTCCAGGGCAACAGATCGCGTACCCGGTTTGCCGGCCAGTCCTGGATATGTTCAATGACGTAGCGCAGCCACTTTTCTGGCTCCACATTGTTCAGACGGCATGTGCCGATCAGCGAGTACAACACCGCCGCATGTTCACCATCGCTGTCGGAACCCGCGAACATCCAGTTTTTCCGGCCTACGGCCACTCCCCGTAAGGCGTTCTCTGCGATGTTGTTGTCGATTTCCACCCAGCCATTACTGCAGTACACGTTCAGTGCATCCCACTGTTTCAGCAGGTATGCGAACGCTTTTGCCGTATCTGAGTGACGCGACAGTGTTTTCATCTGTTGCTGTATCCAGTCATACAGTGACTGCATCAGTGGCGCGGCTCTGGTTTTTCTTGCCGCCAGACGCTGTTCTGCTGAACAGCCCCGGACCTCTGCCTCGATGGCATACAGTTCACCGATACGCTGCAGGGCTTCCGTGGTGATGTCGGTGGGCGCTCTTGCATGCACATCGTGGATTTTTCTCCGGGCATGAGCCATACACGCGGCTTCCGTTATTCTGCCGGATTCGTATAACGCCCGGTAACCACCGTAAGCATCGGCCTGAAGCACACCGCTGTAACCGGCCAGGTGATTTTGTGGATGGATACCTTTCCGGTCCGGACTGTACGCGAACCAGACCGCCGGGGGCATCTGTGAACCGGCGTTACGGTCATCACGGACGTAGACCCACAGCCGGGCTGTCCGGGTTTACCGCTGCCCGGCTCCTGGACCGGGACGGGGATATCATCAGCATGGACTTTACCGGGCATCAGCACATACTGGCGCAGGACGTCATACTGCGGCTCCAGTAGTTCAGCAACGGCACCAGTCCAGCGCCCCAGTGTGGCACGGCTCAGCTCCACACCCTGACGGCGGTATATCTCTGACTGGCGGTATAACGGCAGATGGTCTGCATATTTTCCGGTGACGACATGGGCCAGGAGCCCCGCTCCGGCATAACTGCGTGCAATGGGTTTTGAAGGCACCGGTGCCTGCACGATATGGTCGCACCGGCAACAGGCCAGTTTCGGACGTTGTGTTTCGATAACCTTAAAGGCGCTGCTGATAAGCTCCAGTTGCTCTGACACATCACATCCCAGAGAACTGAGTTCACCACCACAGGCAGGACAGCATTCCTCTTCCGGTCCGGATAACCCGGGTTTCACGGGGAAGTGAGGCCGGTAACGGTTTACGGGCTGAAGACTGGCGCAGGGCGGATGGCAGTACCGGGTCATATTGCTCACCCAGCGTTTCCGCCATTTCTTCCTGAAGTGCGCTGATTCGCTCCTGTGCTTCCTGTATCTGCCGTTCGGTTTTTGCACGAAGTTTTTCTGAGCTTTTACCGAACTGCATACGTTGCAGTTTCGCAACCAGCACCTTCAGCCGGTTGATTTCGGAAGCATAAGCCGCCACCCGCTGTGAGAGCAGGCGGTTGTATTCAGCCATCTGGCGTATGGTGTCCTGTTGCGTCTGCAACAGTGCCCGCAGGCGGGCGTTCTCATGAGCAAGTGAGGTGTCCATATCCTCACTTTACAACGGGTTATATGCGGATTCCAGCGCGTTCCGTTCGTTTCGGGTGCTTCCAGTTGATACCTTCAAGAAGCATGGATAACTGAGCCGGAGTAAGGTGCACCTTGCCGTCACGGGTGACTGGCCAGACGAAGCGGCCCCGCTCCAGGCGTTTGGTGAAGAGGCACAGTCCGTCACTGTCAGCCCACAACACTTTTATCTGGTCACCCCGGCGTCCGCGGAAGATGAACAGGTGTCCGGAGAACGGGTCATCCTTCAGGACGTTCTGAACTTTTGATGCCAGGCCGTTAAAACCATTTCGCATATCGGTGATACCGGCAACCAGCCAGATACGCGAACCGGCAGGGAGAGATATCATCAGTGGCTGCTCCCTTTCATTTCGCGGATAAGTGTCTGTAATAACGCCGGCGTCAGTTTACCTTTAAGCCTGAGAGTTCCGGCCGGCAGAATCAGCTCACAACACAGACTGTCGGACGGTGTATTTATCTGCTCTGGTTCCTGTGCGGGGGCCGGGATTTTATTATCCGGCTCCGGCGTTAACGTCACGGGAAGCAGTACCGGCATATTTTTTCCGGAAGGCAGCAGGCCACCTTTCCGGTATTGATGGCGCCAGTTGAAGAGCAGGTTATCGTTGATTCCGTTTTCCCGGGCGATCTGCGCCACACAGGCTCCGGGCTGCAGTGACTGCTCCACTAAGGCGATTTTAAACTCATAAGGGAAGTTGGGCCGCCGGGGACGTTTTTTTATCACGGGGGCTTCGGATATAACGGTGTTTTCAGGACGTACGACTGGTACCGTGGAAAATTGTCCGTAAAGGCAGGCATCAAGTTCCTGCTCCGACATGCCTGCGGGCAAAGGCCACGAAAGGCCAGCTCTCCGAAAGCGCACGAACATATTACAAACTGTTGATTTTGGTACACCCAGGCGACGCCCGGCCACAACCCGGGGTAAATGTTCTTCAAAGTGAAGACGTAAAGCTTCAGTGATCCAGGTCCGGTGTTTCATACGATAGTGTCCATTAAAAATGATGGACATTATTTTTGTAGAGCCGGAGGAAACAGACCAGACGGTTTAAATGAGCCGGTTACGATAAATATCCATGAACACCAAAATCAAATACGGCCTGTCGGCTGCCGTTCTGGCGCTGATTGCCGCTGGTGCGTCTGCGCCTGACATTCTCGATCAGTTTCTGGATGAAAAGGAAGGCAATCACACCACGGCATACCGTGATGGTGCAGGTATCTGGACCATCTGCCGTGGTGCCATCATGGTGGATGGCAAACCTGTCGTTCCGGGCATGAAGTTGTCGAAGGAAAAATGCGACCAGGTTAACGCCATTGAGCGTGATAAAGCGCTGGCGTGGGTGGAGAAAAACATCAAAGTGCCATTGAGCGAACCCCAGAAAGCGGGGATCGCGTCATTCTGTCCGTACAACATTGGTCCCGGTAAGTGTTTCCCGTCGACGTTTTATAAACGAATTAATGCAGGTGATCGCAGGGGAGCGTGTGAGGCGATTCGCTGGTGGATTAAGGACGGTGGCAGAGACTGCCGTATTCGTTCAAACAACTGCTACGGTCAGGTATCCCGTCGTGACCAGGAGAGCGCGCTGGCGTGCTGGGGTATCGACAGATAAGCAGAATATTTTGCTGAAAAATAAAGCATGGCCACGCGGGCGGATAACATGAAATCCTGCGAACTGGCGAAACGTAAGTGAATAAAAGTAAAAACCCCGTTTGTTGGCACCAAGCGGGGTTTTGTGTTTCCTGACTCCGGAAAAGTCAAAGGAGAAAGTGTGTTTGATTTTAGCAAACTGATTCGGGAGATTCGAGTGATGGCTGAAAAATTATCCACCTGGAAGTTCATTCTTATCTGGCTGGTGTTTGTGATTATGGCCTCCGGTTATTTCATCGGTCAGATACGCTGGTGGTGAAATGAACCGCGTACTGTGCGTAGTCATCATTGCCCTGCTGGTGGCCTGTGGTGCGCTTAGTCTGGGGCTGAATCATTACCGTGATAACGCCATTACCTACAAAGCCCAGCGCGACAAAAATGTCAGAGAACTGAAGCTGGCGAACGCGGCAATTACTGACATGCAGATGCGTCAGCGTGATGTTGCTGCGCTCGATGCAAAATACACGAAGGAGTTAGCTGATGCGAAAGCTGAAAATGATGCTCTGCGTGATGATGTTGCCGCTGGTCGTCGTCGGTTGCACATCAAAGCAGTCTGTCAGTCAGTGCGTGAAGCCACCACCGCCTCCGGCGTGGATAATGCAGCCTCCCCCCGACTGGCAGACACCGCTGAACGGGATTATTTCACCCTCAGAGCGCGACTGATAATAATGCAAAAACAACTTGAAGGGGCACAGCTATACATTCGAGAGCAATGCCTCAGATAAAAACCGGCCAAGGATAATCCGCTGAAGATTCGCCGGTGGCTAAAGTGTGCCAAGAGTTCAATTTACGCAATTACTCCAGTCGATGCTATGCACCGTCTTTGTGAAGTCAATGGATACCTGATTTATTTCTGTGCGCTGTATCGTCGCTGTACTCTTGCATTAATTATGACTGTAGCCTGACGGGGAACTCCTTCTGCACAAGTGTGGGGGAATAATCAAAAACGATGCACACCGGGGTTACCGGGTACACATATTTCATCATGCCAGCGAGTCCGGTTCTGGCACGGAAGAAACCGGACGTTATGATTTAGTGCGGAAATATTTGTGTAGTGTTCTGAATGTTCTCAGTAAAGAGTAATGAATTATCAAAGGTATAGTAATACCTTTTGTTTTCGTGGATATTTGTAATCCATCTGAAAACCCCTGCTGTAGCAAGATTTTTCCTGTATTCGTAAAATGATAACTCTCCTGATTTGAATCCTTTTAAGGTGGCTTCTATAAGGCATTTATTTTTTGAAAATCTTACATTTACAACCTTACCCTGTCCTTTTATTAAAACCGTATTATCGTTTTCAAGAACAAGATGAATATTCTCTGTGGCTAAATAGTAAATGTAATGTGAGACATTGTGACGTTTTAGTTCAGAATAAAACCAGTGATAGTTTAAATTATTTCGCACTTTATCGAATATTTGTTTAAAAATGGCAACCTGAGCCATTGTAGTACCTTCCATGTGATATGAGGGGGCGTAGTCTGCACGATTATCTAAATTGCTTCAATCTGGTCTGACCTGTTTTCTGAGCAATTCAGTAATGTCACTCTTTTCTTTGTTTGCTTCAGGCGAAACTCTTTTTACTGAGCACAGTCTCCGGCGGCAGGCTTCAATGACCCAGGCTGAGAAATTCCCGGACCCTTTTTGAACAAGAGCGATGTTAATTTGTTCAATCATCTGGTTTGGAAATCGGATGTTGCGGGTTGTTGTTCTGCGGGTTCTGTTCTTTGATGACATAATGTTTCCCCATATTCAGTGTTGCTGATTTGTATTATCTGAAGTTGCTTTTACGTTAATTTGACGCAGATCAATCAATACGATACCTGCGTCATAATTGATTATTTCTCGTGGTTTGATGGCGTACACACATGTTGTGATAAACCTTATATAGATGATAATCATTATCATTTCGTGGGTCCTTTCCGGCGATCCGGGCCGTTACGGGGCGGCGACCTCGCGGGTTTTCGCTATTTATGAAAATTTTCCGGGATCCATGTCCGGTTTCTCTTCAAGTTAACTATATGAAAAATATAAAAACAGGTCTTCTGTGAACCGGACATGAACAAAAAACAGACATGTAAACCGGACATGACCGGTTTTGTTGTGATTGTGAGGTGAGAGTTTTTGCGAGGTGAGGAGTGGCTACGCAGACTGAAGTTGCCAGGCATTTAAGTCTGACCGATCGCCAGCTTCGCAGATTGCAGAAATTGCCGGGTGCCCCGATATCGAATAAGCGAGGGCAACTGGATCTGGATGCCTGGCGCGATTTTTACATATCGTATCTGAGGAGAAGTAAAAACGATGTGCCTGATGGCGATAGCGAAGACGACTATGAGGAGAAATTGCTTATTGCCAGATGGGAACTGACAGCAGAACAGGCTGTTACACAGCAGTTAAAAAATGAGGTGTCAAAAGGAAAACTTATTGACACCGGGTTCTGTATTTTTGCCCTCAGTAAGCTGGCAATGGCGTTATCCAGTACGCTTGATTCCATCCCTTTATCCATGCAGCGACAGTTTCCTGATTTAACACCGCGCCATCTTGACCATCTGAAAACCCTTATTGCGAAGGGGGCAAATCAGTGTGCGCGGGCAGGGGATAAATTACCGGATTTACTCGATGAATATATCAGAGCAACAACTGAATAATATGGTGGCCGCCGTTTCGGTTGCGCTGCAGCCTCTGGTCAGGGTTGTACCGATGACGGCAGTTGAATGGGCTGACCAGTATTATTATCTGCCGAAAGAATCCTCATACGGTGACGGCGAATGGAAAACGCTGCCGTTCCAGATCGCCATCATGAACAGTATGGGGAATGATCAGATCCGCACTGTTAATCTGATTAAATCTGCCCGTGTTGGCTATACAAAGATGTTGCTGGGAGTCGCCGGGTATTTTATTGAGCATAAATCCCGAAACAGTCTGCTTTTTCAGCCCACGGATTCTGCCGCTGAAGATTTTATGAAGTCTCACGTGGAGGCGACGATTCGGGACGAGCCATGCCTGAAAGATCTTTCCCCGTGGCTGGGTCGTAAACATCGTGACAATACTCTCACGCTGAAACGCTTTTCATCGGGGGTGGGCTTCTGGTGCCTGGGTGGTGCGGCAGCAAAAAACTACCGTGAAAAATCCGTGGACGTGGTCTGCTATGACGAACTTTCCTCGTTCGAGCCGGATGTCGAAAAAGAGGGCTCGCCAACCCTGCTGGGGGATAAGCGTATTGAGGGCTCGGTATGGCCAAAATCCATTCGCGGCTCGACGCCTAAAATAAAAGGCTCCTGCCAGATCGAAAAAGCGGCCAACGAGTCGGCGCATTTCATGCGTTTTTATGTGTCCTGCCCGCACTGTGGGGAGGCGCAGTATCTGAAATTTGGCGATGAGTCCACGCCTTTTGGCCTTAAATGGGAGAAGGACAGCCCCGAAAGCGTTTTCTACCTCTGTGAACATCATGGCTGCGTGATCCATCAGTCTGAGCTTGACCAGAGCAACGGGCGGTGGATCTGCGAAAACACGGGCATGTGGACCCGCGACGGTCTGACGTTTTTCAGCGCCCGGATAATGAAATTCCGCCGCCGCGCTCCATCACATTTCATATCTGGACGGCGTACAGTCCGTTCACCACCTGGGTACAGATTGTCTATGACTGGCTGGATGCACTGAAAGATCCCAACGGCCTGAAAACCTTTGTGAACACCACGCTGGGCGAGACCTGGGAAGAGGCCGTGGGCGAAAAACTCGATCACCAGGTGCTGATGGATAAGGTTGTGCGTTACACGGCTGCGGTGCCTTCCCGGGTGGTTTATCTGACGGCGGGCATTGACTCGCAGCGAAACCGTTTTGAGATGTATGTCTGGGGATGGGCTCCGGGAGAGGAAGCCTTTCTGGTGGATAAAATCATCATTATGGGGCGTCCCGATGAGGAAGAGACGCTGTTACGTGTGGATGTGGCGATCAACAAAAAATACCGCCATGCAGACGGAACCGAAATGACCATTTCCCGTGTCTGCTGGGACACCGGGGGGATCGATGGCGAAATTGTCTATCAGAGGTCAAAAAAACACGGTGTTTTCCGGGGGCTGCCGGTAAAAGGTGCATCTGTTTATGGCAAGCCGGTGATCACCATGCCAAAAACCCGCAATCAGCGGGGCGTGTATCTGTGCGAAGTGGGGACGGACACCGCAAAAGAAATTCTCTATGCCCGTATGAAAGCCGATCCCACGCCTGCGGATGAAGCCACGTCGTATGCCATCCGTTTTCCTGATGATCCGGAGATTTTTTCGCAGACAGAGGCGCAGCAACTGGTGGCGGAAGAGCTGGTGGAGAAGTGGGAAAAAGGAAAGATGCGTCTGCTGTGGGATAACAAAAAGCGGCGTAACGAAGCGCTGGACTGCCTGGTGTATGCCTACGCGGCATTACGTGTGTCCGTGCAACGCTGGCAGCTTGATCTGGCTGTACTGGCAAAATCCCGGGAAGAAGAGACGACCCGGCCAACCCTGAAAGAACTGGCAGCGAAGCTGTCCGGAGGAGTGAATGGTTACAGTCGCTGAACTGCAGGCGCTGCGTCAGGCGCGCCTTGATTTATTAACCGGTAAACGGGTGGTGTCTGTCCAGAAAGATGGTCGCAGAATTGAATATACGGCGGCTTCTCTGGATGAGCTTAACCGGGCGATCAATGATGCGGAGTCGGTACTGGGGACAACCCGACGTCGCCGTCGTCCGCTGGGAGTGAGGTTATGAAACGAACGCCTGTCCTGATTGATGTGAACGGCGTTCCGCTTCGTGAGAGTCTCAGCTACAACGGGGGCGGCGCAGGATTTGGCGGGCAAATGGCGGAGTGGTTGCCACCGGCGCAGAGTGCCGATGCAGCCCTGCTGCCTGCGTTGCGTCTGGGGAATGCCCGGGCAGATGATCTGGTGCGCAATAACGGAATAGCGGCTAATGCGGTGGCCCTGCATAAGGATCACATTGTCGGGCATATGTTTCTGATCAGCTACCGTCCGAACTGGCGCTGGCTGGGGATGCGGGAGACCGCAGCAAAAAGCTTTGTCGATGAGGTGGAGGCGGCCTGGTCGGAATACGCAGAAGGGATGTCTGGCGAGATCGACGTGGAAGGAAAACGCACATTTACGGAGTTTATCCGTGAAGGTGTTGGCGTTCATGCGTTTAACGGCGAAATCTTTGTGCAGCCGGTCTGGGATACGGAAACCACGCAGTTATTCCGTACGCGTTTTAAAGCCGTGAGTCCGAAACGGGTGGACACGCCAGGACACGGTATGGGGAACCGTTTTCTGCGGGCCGGGGTGGAGGTCGATCGATATGGCCGTGCCGTTGCGTACCATATCTGTGAGGATGATTTTCCTCGCTCCGGGAGTGGACGATGGGAACGGATCCCGCGTGAACTTCCCACCGGGCGTCCGGCCATGCTGCATATTTTCGAGCCGGTGGAGGACGGGCAGACCCGTGGGGCCAATCAGTTTTACAGCGTCATGGAACGGCTGAAGATGCTCGATTCCCTGCAGGCAACACAGCTTCAGTCGGCCATAGTGAAGGCGATGTATGCAGCGACGATTGAAAGTGACCTTGATACCGAAAAGGCCTTTGAATATATCGCCGGCGCGCCACAGGAGCAGAAGGATAATCCGCTTATTAATATTCTGGAGAAGTTCTCCAGCTGGTATGACACGAATAACGTGACACTGGGCGGTGTCAAAATTCCGCACCTTTTCCCTGGTGATGATCTGAAACTACAGACTGCGCAGGATTCAGACAATGGATTTTCGGCGCTTGAACAGGCGCTGCTGCGGTATATCGCCGCCGGTCTTGGCGTTTCCTACGAACAGTTGTCCCGGGATTACTCGAAGGTCAGTTATTCAAGTGCCCGCGCCTCCGCCAATGAGTCGTGGCGCTATTTTATGGGACGACGAAAATTTATTGCGTCCCGGCTGGCCACGCAGATGTTTTCCTGCTGGCTGGAAGAGGCACTTCTTCGGGGGATTATTCGTCCGCCACGGGCGCGTTTTGATTTTTATCAGGCGCGATCAGCCTGGTCACGGGCTGAGTGGATTGGAGCCGGAAGAATGGCCATTGACGGGCTCAAGGAGGTTCAGGAATCGGTGATGCGCATTGAGGCCGGACTGAGCACGTATGAGAAAGAGCTGGCGCTGATGGGCGAGGATTATCAGGACATTTTCCGCCAGCAGGTCAGGGAATCTGCAGAGCGGCAAAAAGCCGGACTCTCACGTCCGGTGTGGATAGCGCAGGCGTATCAGCAGCAGATAGCGGAGAGTCGCAGGCCGGAAGAGGAGACAACACCCCGTGAGACGTAATCTTTCACACATTATTGCCGCAGCATTCAATGAACCGCTGCTTCTGGAGCCCGCCTATGCGCGGGTTTTCTTTTGCGCGCTCGGGCGCGAGATGGGGCAGCAAGTCTTTCGGTACCACAGCAGCAGGTACAGCTTGATGCTCCCGGAATGCTGGCTGAAACGGACGAGTACATGGCCGGAGGTAAACGACCGGCCCGTGTTTACCGGGTGGTGAACGGTATTGCTGTACTGCCGGTGACCGGCACGCTGGTGCACCGGCTGGGGGGTATGCGGCCATTTTCCGGAATGACAGGCTATGACGGTATTGTCGCCTGTCTTCAGCAGGCAATGGCGGATAGCCAGGTGCGGGGCGTACTGCTGGACATTGACAGTCCGGGCGGGCAGGCCGCCGGCGCGTTTGACTGCGCTGACATGATTTACCGCCTCCGTCAGCAGAAGCCGGTCTGGGCACTGTGCAATGACACGGCCTGTTCTGCAGCCATGCTGCTGGCATCGGCCTGCTCCCGACGGCTGGTTACCCAGACATCCCGTATCGGCTCCATTGGCGTGATGATGAGCCATGTCAGCTATGCCGGTCATCTGGCGCAGGCCGGTGTGGATATCACGCTGATTTACTCAGGGGCGCACAAGGTGGATGGCAATCAGTTTGAAGCCTTACCGGCAGAGGTTCGCCAGGACATGCAGCAGCGCATTGATGCGGCGCGCCGGATGTTTGCCGAAAAAGTGGCGATGTTTACCGGTCTGTCTGTTGATGCCGTCACGGGAACAGAGGCCGCCGTTTTTGAAGGTCAGTCCGGCATTGATGCCGGGCTGGCGGATGAATTAGTCAATGCGTCGGATGCCATCAGTGTGATGGCCACGGCGCTGAACAGTAATGTCAGAGGAGGCACTATGCCGCAATTAACTGCAACGGAAGCCGCCGCGCAGGAGAACCAGCGAGTGATGGGGATCCTGACATGCCAGGAAGCGAAAGGACGTGAACAGCTTGCCACGATGCTGGCAGGACAACAGGGCATGAGCGTTGAACAGGCCCGGGCGATTCTGGCCGCGGCGGCACCGCAGCAGCCGGTGGCATCCACGCAGAGTGAAGCCGATCGCATTATGGTGTGTGAAGAAGCGAACGGTCGTGAACAACTGGCGGCAACGCTGGCGGCGATGCCGGAGATGACGGTGGAAAAAGCCCGCCCGATCCTGGCTGCTTCACCGCAGGCGGATGCCGGACCCTCACTCCGTGATCAGATCATGGCACTGGATGAGGCAAAAGGGGCTGAGGCGCAGGCTGAACAGCTGGCTGCCTGCCCGGGAATGACTGTGGAGAGCGCCCGGGCTGTGCTGGCTGCGGGATCAGGTAAGGCAGAACCGGTCTCTGCATCCACAACCGCCCTGTTTGAACGCATCATGGCGAACCATTCACCGGCTGCGGTACAGGGTGGCGTGCCACAGACGTCAGCAGACGGTGATGCGGACGTGAAAATGCTCATGGCCATGCCATGAAGTCAGTGCTGACCATCAACAGGAGGTTTTTACAATATGGTGACGAAAACTATCACTGAACAGCGTGCGGAAGTACGTATTTTTGCCGGTAATGATCCGGCTCATACCGCCACAGGCAGCAGCGGGATTTCCTCGGCAACACCGGCACTGACGCCCCTGATGCTGGATGAAGCCACCGGGAAACTGGTGGTCTGGGACGGACAAAAAGCCGGTAGTGCGGTTGGCATACTGGTACTGCCGCTTGAAGGCACAGAGACGGCGCTGACCTATTACAAGTCGGGGACCTTTGCGACGGAGGCAATCCGCTGGCCTGAAAGTGTGGATGAACACAAAAAGGCCAATGCCTTTGCCGGCAGTGCCCTGAGTCACGCGGCGCTGCCGTAACACGTTATCAGGCCACCGCGGTGGCCTGACTGATTTCTGAATGAAAGGAACTGATTTATGGGATTGTTTACGACCCGCCAGTTACTCGGTTATACCGAACAAAAAGTGAAATTTCGTGCGCTGTTTCTGGAGCTGTTTTTCCGCCGTACGGTGAATTTCCATACCGAAGAGGTGATGCTGGACAAAATTACCGGAAAAACGCCGGTGGCGGCCTATGTCTCCCCGGTTGTTGAAGGAAAAGTGCTGCGTCATCGCGGTGGTGAAACCCGCGTGTTACGTCCGGGCTACGTCAAGCCGAAACACGAATTTAATTACCAGCAGGCGGTTGAGCGTCTTCCCGGTGAAGAGTCCGGCTCAGCTGAACGACCCGGCCTACCGTCGTCTGCGTATCATCACTGATAACCTCAAACAGGAAGAGCACGCCATTGTCCAGGTGGAAGAAATGCAGGCGGTGAATGCCGTGCTGTATGGCAAATACACGATGGAAGGAGACCAGTTCGAGAAAATTGAGGTCGATTTTGGCAGGTCGACGAAGAATAACATCACTCAGGGTAGTGGTAAGGAGTGGTCAAAAACAGGATCGTGACACGTTCGATCCTACACATGATCTTGACCTACTACTGCGACCAGGCCAGCGGTCTTGTGAATATTGCCATTATGGACGGTACCGTCTGGCGTCTGCTGAATGGCTTTAAATTGTTCCGCGAAAAACTGGATACCCGTCGCGGCTCTAATTCGCAACTCGAAACAGCGGTGAAAGACCTGGGCGCGGTGGTGTCCTTCAAAGGGTATTACGGCGATCTGGCCATTGTGGTGGCAAAAACGTCTTATGTGGCAGAGGACGGTACCGAAAAACGTTATCTGCCTGAGGGCTCGCTGGTCCTGGGGAATACGGCAGCAGAGGGCATTCGTTGCTATGGTGCCATTCAGGATGCGCAGGCGTTGTCCGAAGGTGTGGTGGCCTCTTCCCGTTATCCGAAACACTGGCTGACGGTAGGGGATCCCGCCCGTGAATTTACCATGACGCAGTCCGCGCCGCTGATGGTGTTGCCGGACCCGGATGAGTTTGTGGTGGTACAGGTGAAATAATCCGTGAGCGGGGGCGAAATGCCCCCGTGTCTTTTTTCACAGGGGGATGATATGGCAACGAAAGAGCAAAATCTGAAACGGTTTGATGAACTGGCCCTGATTCTGGGGCGTGAGCCGGATATATCCGGGAGTGCCGCAGAGATAGCGCAGCGGGTGGCAGAATGGGAAGAGGAAATGCAGTCATCCGGCGATGATGTACAGGTTATGAATATGGATATCCGGGAGAGGGAAAACGCGGCTCATGATGTTCGTGAGGAAACATCCGGCGCGTTAACGCGCATCAGAGTTCTGACCTGCCTCCATCTCTGTGGCGTTGATGGTGAAACGGGGGAATCCGTTGAGCTTGCGGATGTTGGTCGGGTGATTCTGATTATGTCCTCAGATGCAAAAACACACGTTGATGGTGGAATGGCTGTTTATGCGTGATTTTCAGAATGCCTTTGATGCCGCCCTTGCCGGGGTGGACAGTACGATTGTTGAAGTGATGGGCATCAGTGCGCAGTTCACCTCCGGTGCACAGCGTGGCGGCGAAGTTCAGGGGGTTTTTGACGATCC